CATAGACGATCTTCTCGAAGATCTCGAACGGGTTAGGGATAAACTCAAGTTTATCACTTTGAGTATCGTAGATATGGAATCCACGAGTGTCCTTGTAATCATTCCAGTACATCTGATAGGGGTTGCCGAGATATTGGACGTTTCCTTTCTTTGACTTGTGATGGAAATGTCCCGACCACACACGATGGAAGCGATGAAAGAGTTTGTAATCCATACCATGTTCCATAAACATGCCAGGAGTAACTTCAAACCCATTCAGTTCTAGGTGGCCACAGCAGATATCAGCATCAGAAGTCTCAAGTAGATTCAAGACCTCATCACGGTTCTCTGAGTTGATCCAAGGCAACATCAGAAACTTTTTGCTACCTATTGTAAGATGCTTTGGTGAAGAATAAATGCTGATGTTTGAATACTGTTCCAGTAACAGCTCAGGTGAGTTGATGCGATTGGTATTCTTGTAATAAGTACAATGATTGCCAAGAAGCATATGAACTTTGTAACCCTGGAGTCTGTCAAAGTAGTTTGCCTTCACACGATGGAACGTATTGAAATCCATGGACTTGCGATTGTCAAAGGTATCACCCAAGTCAATAATGTGAGTAACTCCTTTTTTTTCTAGAGTTGGGAAGAATACTTCATCATAGAATTTTTGAAAGAAAGTCCAGAATGCTAGAGAACCTTTGCGTCCATCAAGATGCTGATCCGTGATTAGTGCGACCTTCATAATTTACCTCCAACAGTTCCATCATATGTTTCAGACGATTGGTAGTTTGCCCAATTGGTTGCTTTACCTTCCAAGTAGAATGCCGTTCCACCCACGACAACTTCCCTCGTAAGTCCTGTGATGAGTCCCTCTTCATTCTCACCATAGCTAGTCCACGTTCCAAAGCGTTTCTGTTCGACACGGAATTTTCCATAGGGAGTTTCATACCATTCATAATCTTTTGTTTCACTCATCGGTTCATTCTAGTTTCGATGTTTTCCTTGATGCTACCCATGTCAGAATAGGAAGCGTTCATACCTGACATTGTACCATCATATGTGTCGGTGTGCATAACTTCGTCATATCCCGAACGCTCAAGAATCTTTCCTTTGATCTCAAGCTGTTTCTTTTCTTTCTGAATACGACGAAGGAATGCGTAATAAATGATTTGAGTGAAGTAAGCAAACGGATTTGTTGATTTCTCTGGATCGAAATTGTCAATATACTGTAAACAATTTTCAATACCATCACAGATCATGTCCTCACGGAACATGTAATTAACAAAGTTAGGTTTATAAGAAAGGTGCGTGGCAATCTTCAAGAAACATTCACCTAGGTAATTTGTAACTCTAGGTCTTGGTTTGCCAAGTTCCTTTGCTTTCTGAACCTTGTGTCGATACTCCGTGATCGCAGCAAGGAACTCCTTGTTATTGACGTAATTTTCTGTCTGCTTTTTTCTGGTCATTACTGCGAATGTCACGGTGTTCTCACATCATTTGTATCAAGTGTAGCATGGTAAAGGTCAAATGTAAAGGGGGCTTGACAGCACCTCAGAAACCCAGTACAATAACTCTGTCAAGGGTTCAAGGGAATTATAGCTTTTAGCTTTTTTTATAGATCTCTTCTAGAGACTTTTTCATCTCTTTTATTGAACCTAGGTATCCCGCTCTTCTAGGTAATTTATGCCCTCTTCCTGCTAGAGATTTTCCACTCTCTAATCGGTTGAGGGTTTTTTCGTAAAAATCAACTAGTTCTCCATCAACTTCTGTCATGGTAATTATATGATCTCTCTTGATAATAAACATATCATCAAAGGTTGCAGAGATCCATTCTTTTAATGCAAACCCAGTTACTTCCATGTGACCTTTCTTTTGTTTAGCACTTTCAACTGCTAATGGTCGATCCAACATGAGCTTGTCTTCATCGGGAAGGTAGCAGACTTTTGCCACTACCTCTTCCCCAGATACTAATTTGAGTGTTGCGTAAAACTCTTCTTCCATATTTAATTTGCTCTAAGATTTACTTTTATAACTTCATACTTAAAATTTTCTTCGTTGTAAATATTGACTCTCTCATTCAAATGCTTGAGTGTGTAATTCTGTCCGCCAATATCATCAGCGATATCATATAAAGTTGCCATGTCCTTTCCTTCACCTTTACGTAGGACTCTTCCGATGGACTGCAGGTTACGAATGCGCGACTTGCTGGGTGAAGCGAATATAATATTGTGTAGTCTTTTGATGTTGATACCAGTTGAGAATGTTCCGTATGAAGCGATGATAACAGCGTTATTCTCAGTCTCAGTAATTTGACGGACTTGTTCTCTGTCCTCAACATCAGTCCCACCATGAACAAAAAAGATTTTCCGTGCGGGATCTATGGTGTTATTTATCAGTTCAAAAAGTGGTTCCCCATGCTTCTCAATATAGTTGAACAGCACAAGTTTTAGTTACACGCTCACAATTACCAAATAAACCTTCTAATACCCACTTATGTGTTTTACTACCATCAAGGGTGCCAGTAAATCCAAATCTGTATTTTGCATTATGGAGCTTTGTCATAATACCTGTTAATGACTTAGACTTGAAGAGATGAGCTTCGTCTCCAATCACACAATCAATATCATCAAAGTAACGCTTGGGAAACTTGTAGATAGATTGCCAAGTTGAAATGATGATCGGTTTATCAGTATTCTTATCCTTACCAGAGTAAATCTTATGAACATGATCATCCGCATTCCAACCGTAGTCAATAAAATCATTAACCATCTGTTCTACGAGGGACGTAGTAGGGACGATGATCAGCGTCTTCTTGTGGGTAGCAGTATAGTATCTGACGAGGGAATAAATCATCAGAGACTTCCCAGACCCCGTAGGAGAAAGAAGTAGTTTGCGGTTGTTCTTTATCGCTTCATATACAGCGTTGTACTGATAGTCGCGTGGAGCAATTCCTTCTCTGGTGATCTTGTCCATAAAGGTTTTGATACCAGCAGGAGAAACAAAGTCGTTAGTTTCTTCAACGTCTCCATACCAATCATTCTTTTCATATTCGAGTGTGTATTGTCTTTCATCTGCCCATACCTTTAGGTGTTCCATCAACCCACCATAAAGTTCGCCTGTACCAGGAGAGTATAGACGAATGGTTCCATCCCAGTATTTGTACCTGGGGTTCTTCTTTAGAAATTTTGCTTCAGGTACTTCAAAAGAAAAATAGTCCGCAAGCTCCATATGAACATGGGGCTCAACGGACTGTACAGTTACATAAACTTCATTCTTCTTTTTTACGGAGATGAGTGTCATTATTGTCCATTAATAAATTTCTCCCATTCAATAGCACTCTTGATCTGGAATCCTCTATTAGAAATTTGACGCATGACTTGATCTAACCAGTACAACATCTGGTCTAAGTATTTGATCTTTGCCTCAAGATTGACGATATCATCGTCTGCCTCAAGGTAAGTTTTCATTTTTTCTGAAGTCTTGATGCTAGACCCGAATGGTTTAGAGGCGTAAGTCTTTGCGTCTGCCTCACCAGAATAATACTCACGTTTCTCTTTAACCAACTTTCGGATCTCAAACTCTAAAGAAGTCTTGATCTGAGAAATGTCAGTGTAATGGTTTAAGTATTTATTATGTTGAAAAGGGATGTCTAACGCAAGTTGTCCCAGATCTGTGGTATACTGTTTGTTCTTAAACTGAAAGTCTACTGCGCTATCTTCTGCCCATTCTTCTCTCAGTTGTTCAAATTTATTACGAAGGGTTTCAAAGTTCATAGAGGTTTGAGGTTCTTATCACAAATAAAGAATTGTTGATGCTTGAAGACTACTTCAGCAGTAATATATTCTACATCATTAATTGTAGCATCAAACTGTAGGTTGGTTAATGATGCTGGAAATATATTTCTGAAGTCAATAATAAATGCTGGATTGTATGAAGAAGTTACAATATGCAGTTGTCCATTTGTGTAGATGTCTTTCTCTAAAGTTTTTCTTGCCATCTCATCAGCATTACCATTATCACGAATCCATTTGTAAATGCTGTTGTAATTTCTCAGATCTTCATCCACAATAAATCTGACTACAAAATCTCCAAAGGATACTCCACCCCCTGGAATGATTGGTAAATTTCTAAATCTTGATGCTACTTCAGTAACTGGCATATTGATATCAGGCACATTTGCTGATTGGCAAAAGAAATCTACCCCCTCAAATTTTTCCAGTTTGAGGAGGTATCCAATTGGATTTAAAAAATTTCTATTGGTTGGTTGTTCTTTATACCAATCAGCAGACATGTCAACTTCCCAAGCTACTACTTATTTATCCTTGAGAAGTTCCTCCACCCTGCGACGCATATTGGTGCTATCTTGTTTTAGATAATCTCTGAGTGAGTATCCACGCTGCCCTCTCATAATGCATGTTCCTTGATAGAACATAGTGGCAGCAAATACTAGCAGGAAAACCAGTCCTACTATTTCAGCGTAATGTTGAGCCATGGAAATACAGGTGGTATAACTCCTATGAGCCTGAGGAGACCTTCTGCAAAAAGAGCAAGAACGAACCAACCAACACACATAGAAATAATGCTAGCGTTACGGTTGTGGCGTCGTATTGCATCATCGATCATCTCCTGACATTCTGTTTTTGTTATTAATTTGTCTGGTTCTATTTGAGTCATTCTGTGTGCCATAAGTTTTCTCCCATTCGGGTTCGTACATAGGACAGGGTTCTTCCATTAGGATATTCATCCTTGCCCTTGCAACTCTTCTGTATAGATCATCTAAGACCATTCATCTTCCTCCTCTTCATCCCAAACGATATAGGGACCATGTTGCATTCTTTCGAGCTCTTTGGTTTTTGCGGCAAAAGAAGCAGTCTCTCCCATCCAGAGTGCCATTTTCATAACGATAAAAATTATCGCTAGTGGAGATAAACACAGTAATAGAAGGATGGAAGACTGATTCATGAACTATACTCGTTTAGTAGATCTAGAACTCTATTCAACGCATCATGTGCGCCGTCGTGCCACTCTTTGCTTTTGGCATAGTGTGTGCCATTGTAGAGTTCGTTCTTCATTTTATAAACTCTTGCAAGGATGTCAACCTTACTCATACGACCTCTTGGCATTTCTTTACAAAACATATTATAACTACTATTTACAAAAAAAGGGACCCCCTAAGGGGTCCCGTGTGTTGTTTTGTGAATACGGATCACATGAGGTTCTTAACAAGTACTCTTCTGTAGTACTGGTTAACGTTAGCGGTGAGGGTCTCGCCGTCAGGAACGCCTGCCGATGCCTCAACGAATGGGTTGCTGACCATGCCGTAGCGGGTCTTGAATCCAATCTTGGGCTGGAAGGTGCTAGGATCGATCGAACGTAGCATCTGGAGGGGAACATATGGGCAATAGAAGAGACCAGCATCATAAGGTGAGGTGCCCTTGTAACCAGCAACATAGAACTGATTGCTGGAAACGTTTGCCGAATAAGGATCAACATAAACCTTGATTCTGCCGTTCATGGTTCCTACTAGGAGGTTGCCAGTATCATCAACTTCACCGATGGAAGGACCACCAGCGCCGCCTAGACCTGAGGAGTAATCAAGGGTTCCAGACATAGCGAGAGCAGAAGCAACATCAGCAGAAGTGATGATGAAGTTGCCCTTACCTCTACGGGTCTGCTGAGCGATTGCGTTAGCATCACGCTCAACTTGGAACATGAGTCCCTTGAACTTCTCAACCGACCAACGACCGTTTGAATCAACGTCAA